GATTTTTTGGTGCCCCGTCGGGGATTCGAACCCCGGACACCCTGCTTAAAAGGCATAGCCAGCAATCAAAAGTCGAGTACAAGTTGGTATTTCCCAGAAATACACGGCAATATTGCAAGTTTTTCTCAAAAAATGTTTCTTTGTTCCCGCGTGTTTTCACCGGGTAGCTAGCAAATTACTAACAATTTTACCGCCCCAGCTTTGCCATCACGCTGTTGTACACTCGGCTATTGGAAATGATCAGCGCATCCATTAGCTCATCCATCACGCCCCACGCCTTTTCCGGCGACACTTTGGCAACCGCCTGTAAAAACGGGCTGTCGCCGTACTCGCCTACCAACTGCATTTCCGGAGCGGGCGCGGCGGAGTACATGACCGGCATTTCCGAAAGGCTTACCTTTTTGTGTTGATTTGCGATGGTGTATAACGCGGCTAGCTTTTCATAGTTGCTCCAGCTGGATTCTTCGGTTTCAAGCCTACTAATCCATAGTTGCACTTCCTTCTCGTCGATCACGGGGGCGCACCCCCTTACATGTTCTCCATCTGCGTCATGCAGCGCCGCAGAACTTCACGCACGTTGTCATCGTCGGTGTCGCGGATCATGTCCTGCAGCTGGCGGCGCATATGCTCACGGGAATCATCCCGGCTATAGCGGCCCATAGAATCGCGGTGGCGGCCACGGTAAGAACTGCCCCGCCCGTAAGTGCCGCGAATGTTGGCATCCCAATCGCCGCTGCGGGAATAGCCGCCGTCGTACATTTCGATCTTGTCGATGTTCTTGATGGAAGAAACGGCCTTGTGGATGATCTCCAGATCGCCGGCACCCAGCTCGCCCTTGCGGGCCAGCTCGTCCAGTTCCTCGCACAGCATATCCCGGATATCGTTTAATGCTTTTATGCTCATGTTATCGCTCCTTTCAAGAAATTCGGTCAACGGCCATGTTGGAGTAGGCAAAGCTGACGGCCTGCGTGCTGGTGTTTTCCATTGCCACAGTCAGGCAGCAGTTGCGCGGTACCTCCACGATGGTGCTGACGTAGATATTGAAGTAGTTTTCCACCGCCGCAGGCGTAACAATAGCTGTCGCGCTGTTCAGCGGTTCACCGTTAATCGCCAGAGCTGCGCTGATTGCCTCCACCGTGCCGCCGGTGGGGATAGCGATGTTGCCGCCAAAAGCGACGCGGAACCGGGCTTTACACTGGTTGGTTAAACCCCGCAACGTTACAATTCCAGCGCCAGGACGGTGAACGATGCAAGGCTTGCTATTGACCGCAGTTTCAGTAAGCGGAACATTCTGACTGGCGGCAACAGTCTGAATTGCCACAGAAGTAAATTCTGCCATTTATATCATTCCTTTCTCAAAAAATACAGCGGCGGAGCCAAAGCCCCGCCGCGTTGGTGTCAGTATCAGCACGGGGCTGAACAGTTCGGAAATTCCGAACAGCTGATGCTATGCAGTTTTCAGCAGCCGCAACCGGTTCCGCATCCGCCATAGCTGCTGCCCGACCAAGGATTACAAGTGATGTAAGCCGGGGTGGGGCAAGGGCGCAGCTGGGAGATCAGGTAGTTGTTCTGTGCAGCCTGAGAAGCGGCAAGGCGCAGCTCCTGATTGGCACTTTCCAGATCGCGCATCTTGCTCTGCGTCAGGAAGTCAAGGATGGCGCGGCTATTCTGGTTCTGGTTGTCGATGATGTCACGCGCAGCGGTGTTGACCGTGTTGCGGGTATCGCACGCCTGCGTCGCCATGTCGTACCGCACCTGGGCAATAGCCGCCCGGTTCTCGCAGCAGCACTCCTGGTTCTGCATCTGCATGGCGTTGAGCTGCTGCATCAGCGCCGCCTGCTGGTTGCTGCGGGAAAGCTCGGCCTGTGCAAAGCCGTTTGCCATTGCCATGTTGGTGCCGTTGACAAGCTGCGCCTGCTGGTAAAATCCGTCGCAAAGACCCTGATTTACGCTGTCGATCTTGCGCTCGACATTAGCAAAATCAGAGGTCAGCACATAACCGTCGACCACGCCGCCGGAATTGCCGTTGTTGCCCCAGCTGTTGCCGCCCCAGCCAAAGACGGCAAAAATGAGGAAGAGAATAATGAGCCATGCGCCGTCACCGCCCCAGCCGAAACCGCCGCCGTTGTTGGTAGGCGAAACCGGCATGGTCAGCATGGGAGCGCCGCCATCGGAAAGAGACATAGTATCACTCCTTTTAATTAAAGTCAGTTTTATCTAAATCGTGGCCACGATAAAGAATTAAAGAAAACGCTGTAAACATTTAATTACTGCATCAGGCTTTGGAACTGCTTTGCCATCTGCTGAAGCTGGTTAAGCTGCTGCTGATTCAGTTTACCGCTCTGCAAGAGCTTCTCGACCTCTGCTTTTGGATCACCCTGAAAATTCGCCTTGAACTGCTGAAACTGCTGCATCATCTGGGCAAAGTTGCCCATAGGGCCATGCCCGCCGCCCAGCGCGGCCATGAACGGATTACTCATCGTCCTCTTCCTCCTCCGCCTTGCGTTTCTTCTTACCCTTTATTTCGCCCACAAGTGCCGCCAGCGCGTCGAACTCCTTCCGGGTGACAAATTCCACGCCAGGCTTTTGCGGCGCTTCTTGGGGCGTTTCTGTGCGTTCTACAAGGTCATAAATTTTAAGGGACGGTTTCCCGCTTGCGTCCGCCTGCTTGAGGTACACCGTCGGCGCGGTGCTGTCCCACAAGGCAACGGCAGCATTGGGCGCGATCATCCAGTTACGCGCCTCCTGTTCGCCGCTCACCCACTGCACACCGCCCTGCGCGATGGGATTCTGTGGGGGCATTTGCTGAGGCATTTGCGGCATTATCTGCTGCTGCCGCATTTGCATAAGGTTGTCCTGCATCGGAGGGGGATAATAGGGGTTCTGGTAGCCATAAGGGTTAAAAGCCATTGTCATTCCGTCCTTTCCCAATAATACAAAACTGTTTCGTTTGAGCTATCCCAGCTGTCGTATAAAACGCCGTCACGCACACACACCACATGGCCGGACAGGGCGAGGATGTACGTCCCTACCGGATGCTCGTCCGCAAATTGCCCCACCGTGTAGCAGTCCGGGCAGGTGTCCGGCACGATATGCCGCCGGAAGCCTATTGACCGCAGATAAGCGCCCCAGCAGGAGTTTGCCGACGGCATGTCCCCATCAAGATAGCCCTGTACGCACAGCCAGAGATACGCCTCTCCCCAATCCATCCCGGTGGCCTTTGAGATGGCGCGGACGGTGCAATCTCCCGTGTTTTTCCCCTTTGGGTTTTCGTTGTAATAGCTATACATATTCCCGTCTGTCATCGAAAAACAGTTCAATGATGTGGACAAACATAGAAAGCCCGGATTCGTCGTTTTCATACAGTCGGCAGATATCCGCTGCCATTTCCTCTGTGTATCCGCACTCGATCAATCGCTCTCTGTTGCTCATGTCCGCACCTCCTTGTTGCTTCCAGTGTAAAAGAAAAAAGACCAAACAAATGGCCGATAAATGGTCATTGTTTGGTCTTTTGACTATAAATTCTTTATATGGTCTGCGATTTTCCCGTAAGCGCGTCGTCTGCGCCGGTTGATGTATTCCGGCGTGACATATTGCTGTGTGCATAGCTGTGCGTAGCTTTTGCCTTTTACGTCGCACTCGATCAGGAAAAATGCTTCGTCGCTTGGCAATCCCAGACCGGCGATGAAACTCACCGCCCGCTGGGGCGCCATAGACTGCAACTTTGCTCGGATAGCTCGATGTGTCGGATTCATGCTGATTCCCACGCCGTGAGCTTGCGGAGCTTGCGCGGAGACGGAGGGCGGCGGATCGTAGCCTCACGCCTCGCTCAGATGCAAGTTTTTATTTCGTCGCCTTTGTAATAAACGCGTTCGGGTACACCTTCTGCACTTCCTTGAGAAATGCACCCGCATTGGCTTTTACGCTGAATGCGCCGATCTGCACGCGGTAGATTACATTCCCGGCCGTGGTGGGTTTGTTGGCCGACTTGAAGGTCACACCAAGGTAATTGCAGATTCCTTTTGCAATGGTCTCACCGATTAGTTCGGTATTATTGATGATCCATTGCGCCACATCTGGCACATCGTGGAAATCCACCTCAATGTAAACGGTGGGAGCGGCGGGTGTTTTCACCTCGAATAGCGACGGGTTGGCCTTGATGTTCTCACTGGTGCCCGGAGTAACCGGAGCCAGCACATCAAACACAGCTTTTGCCGCCTTGTACCCCTCGCTGGACTTGTCCAGCTGATAGCAAAAAATCCGCGTGCCGCTTGCCTTTCCGTTGGCGGCGTTGGTGTGGATCGGTACATGCAGGTCGGCCATGAAGTTGTCGGATGCTTTGCATCGGTTTGCCATGGTGTCATATTGACCGACCATGACCTTCACACCGCTGCGCTCCAGCGCCGTCTTGCACGCTGCCGCAATTTTGCCGCACTGCACATCCTCCGTGGTGTTGCCCACGGCGTAAGTGTTGCTCTTCTGATTGGAGGGAGACAGATAAACTTTCTTTTCCATAGCTTCTTCCTTTCCATAGGATGGGTGAAAGATCGCCCACGTTCCGCTGGTGGGCATAACGCGCTTTTTATAGCCGATTCCCTCAAAGGCACCAGTTCCCGCCGTAGACAACTTGGCTTTTTCTGCGGTGGAAAACACCATGTTGTTTCCTTCCAGCGTGATAAAGGTCGTACCGTCAAGCTTCTCGTAAATGAAAAACACATGCTGGTACATCCAGCGGCTTTCTTTCTGGTTGTATTCGCAATAAAAGGCAATGTCACCCTTCTGCGCCTTGCTGTTGTCCTTGAGCCGCCATCCCTTGGCCGTCAACCACTCTCCGAGAGAACGGCACCACGCCGGGTTTTGGCAGCCGTCCAGCAGATACGGCTTTCCGCTCTGCCGGTCGGCGTACCAGATGGTGTACCCGCAGTACGCCACACCCATAGCGTTCCAGTACTTGTTTACCGTGGTGTTGTTCCCGGTGCCGGTTTCTCGCTCGCCCGCCAGCTTTTCCACCGGGGCAAGCATCTGAGATACAGACTTCATAGGGCGTCACCTCTTAGTCCGCTTTCCCCTCGCCGTTGACCACCTTCGCCGCAGCGCAGATGGCGTCGATCATCTCGCTGACTTTCTGTGCCGCTACATCGTCATAGGGGAAATTGGCGCTCTTGGCGGCGCTCTGCACGCCCGCCATGACCCACGCCTTGCGGGCCGCGCCTTCGGCAAACAGCCCCTCTGCCTGCTGCATCAGATCCAGCACAATGGCCACGATCTGAGACCAGTTCTTCTCCTGCACAGCCGCCTTGACGGTCTGCACCAGCTTGACCACCAGCGGAATGCACACGGCCAGACCGCTCAAAATGCTTACTACGATTTCAACCCAACTCAGATTATTCATGACATTACCTCATCTTTCGTTTTGATTTTTATCCCTGCCAGCAGGGCCAATTCAACTGTCCACGCCGAAAACCACGCTACCGTCAGCGCGTCCGGCACCATCTTATTGAAGAACGCCGCCACGATCACGGCGATGCAGTACCACGTCAGGTTGACCACCGCCAGAATCGTGAACTTTGTCCTCCGCTTCATTTTGGGCTTTTTCGCCACCCGCTTGCCGCTCATGGCTCCACCCAGTTCAGAGAGCTGGCGACGCAGAGCTTGTTGTAGTCGATCAAGCTCACCGTCTCGCTCCAATTATCCAGCACCAGCAGGAACTTCGCCCGCTGGTACTCCTCCACGCCCACCAGCACCACGCTGTGGTCGTGGTAGTAGCCCCGACCGTCGTCCCACAGGTTGAGGACGGCGGGAATGCCCCGTTCCGCCAGCCTACGGGCCGTCAGCCAGTTCCAGCCCACCACCTTGCCGTAGGCGCTGCGGGGCGTTCCCGGCTCATGCAGCACCCGCAAAAGCTCCTTGGTGATGGCCTTGACCGTCAGGGGATTCGTCCCCTTCTTGTCACCGTCGTAGCCGTGTTCCAAGGCGATGTGCTCGATAACGCCGTACCACCGCGCCCCGTAGATGCAGGCCAGCGAGGTTAGCGTACAGTCCAGCTCCTTGCCGTAGTTCTTTTGGAGCAGGCCCGTCATGGGGATCAGTTTCCGGTAAGTCTGCTTGCCCCGGTTGGGGTACTCCGCTTCCAGCCGCTTGTAGTCCAGTCTGTGGGTCATGCCGGTTCCCCCTTTCGGATGGGCAGGCGGCGCACCTCCTCCATCACGCGCTTGGCGCTGCCGTTGCCACCCATTTTCTCATACGGCGCGTAGAGGTAGTCGTTTAGGTTTTCGTACTCATCCTGCGTAATGTGCCCCCGCTGCACATACACCATACCCAGATGCACGATCCGGTCATGGGCCAAGCCGACCAGCATCTTGCGCTCTGCGTCGTTTTTGTCGGCCCGTTTGGCTACCAGCGCCCACAGGCCGCCGCTGGTCAGCGCGGCCACCACAATGGCGCTGATGGCCGGAATAACATATTGCCACATGTCAAATCACCTCTTTCTCACGTCGTCGCCGTTCCATACGGCAAAAACTCATCGTATAACTGGTCATACAGCCCAACCACGCCGTCGCTGTTGCGCACGAAGGGCCGCCACTCTCTCTGATCACCGCCGCTGCTGTGATGCTCCACCTTGTACAGCCGTATCGGTTGATTCGCGCCGCCGATTATCAGATTTGTGTCGGCGGTGAACGCCGGAACGCCGCTCATGTCGACCTTCTGTTCGCCATCCATGTACACCTTCTGCTCGGTCATCCACATCTCATGCTGCTCTCCGACAACCACAGGCTTCCAGATTTGCTGGTTGTACCAGTCGATCTTGCCGTATACGCCGTTTGCGCCGTCGATATAAAATCGCATGTTTTTGGTGTTGCCCGCATGGATGACAGCGCCATAGGTCGTCGCCGCCAGCGGCGCCCACGCCACAAACATGTAGTCAGTGGACTTGCATGCTACGCCGGTGTCCAGTGTCGCGCCAGCGGGAATGTCAAGGCTGGGGATAAAGGTGTATTCGTCCGCCGCCGGTTTCTGCCACAGCACAGTACCCGCCGCATTGGTGATCTTTGCCACGCTGCCCTCTGGGATGGTAAGGCTTTTCACTTGTGAAAAATCCATAGCCACCTCACAAAATCTGAGATACGCCGGTCACAATGGTCTTTGTGACCTCACTGCCGTCCTCCAGCGTAAATGTCCAAGTCTCAATTGCAAGTTGCTGAGCGCTCCAAGCGCCATTTGTTACTGCCAACACCTTGCCATTGTCCTCGGCGGTTACAGGAACGGGAGCCATATAGTCAGTGCCCGGAAGTGCGTCGATAAACTGGTCAAAATTAGAATCGCGCTTCACAATGCTGCCACTTGCAACAAGCATTTTGGGGACGCTCGAATAGTTAAAAGTCCAAGCGTCATTGTTATCAACAAACAGCGAAATTAACTGGCCAAAATTTTCGACAGAGGAAAAAATAATGACTGAAACGGGAGTGTCCCCAGAAAGCGTCACGTCATTAAAATAAATGGTTCCGTCCAGCACAGCCCTGACCATCTGCCCGCCATTGATAGCCGCCAGAATCTCGGCAAACGTCTTGTCTGCGGTATAGCCGTCATTGCCAGACGTGACGTTGACTGTCATGGTCTTTGGGATCGCGGCCAGCTTCTCGCCGATCTTGTTCCACAAATAAGCAAGTCCATCCTTATCCAGAAAGCTCATAGCTCGCCCTCCTTACGTCTCCGCCGTGATGGTATCGATCTCTGTGTTTGTGATAGCCTCGATTTCAAACATAGTGCCCAGGGCGTCCCAGCCGTCGCCGGTCCAGGCGTAGTTCATGCCGGTGTCCTCCACGTTCCACACATCGCCAACCTCGTTGCCGGTGGCAGGCAGCAGCGCGTAGTTGGCCTTGCTGCCCTTGTACTTATACAGACCTGAGATATCACTTTTCTTGGCGTAGTCACTGGGGGAAGAAAATACCGCCAGCTTGGCATAGTCAGCCGCCGACATCAGACCGGGAGTGCTGGCCGTAGCGGCTTCGTAAGTGGTGTCCGTGAACGCAGCGTCCTCCGGAACGTCCTTCGCCACCGTGTGGCCACCCACCTTCTCGGCGTTGTCCACAATGCCGTTGCCGTTGGTGTCGTACACGCTTTTCAGCATGTCGCCGCCGCCCGCGTTGCCCACGGAGTCATCCACGTACTTCTTGGTGGCCGCGTCCATGTCCTCGGTGGGCGCCCCGGAGAGCTTCAGCTTGCCGGTCATGGTGCCGCCCGCCAGGGGCAGGTACTTGGCCAGCGCGGGCTTGATCTTGCTGTTCCACAGGTACAGCAGGCCGTCCTGATCCAGATATTTGCTCATTTCAACAACTCCTCTATTTCCGTATTTGTCAGTCTTTCCGTGGCGGGCGGGACGATAGCACGCAGCGCCCCGCCTGTAACACCGAGGTTCTCCCCAATCGTTTCAAACGGCTTCTCCCGCAGCTGCCCCCACGTGGACGCGCCGCCGGAGGCCTGTGGGATCGCCACAGCCCCGGCTAGAGCCCCCTTGCCGGACATGCGGCCCGCCAGCGCACCGGTGGCCTGCACCGTGCCCCGCAGCTTCCCGCACTGCTCACTCATGGCGTCGTCACCTCCACCAACAGGTGGAACTCGCTGCACTGGATGACGGTGTAGATGTCCGCGCCCGTCCGCAGCTCCACATCATATTTGTAGGTGCCGGTAGCCATCTGAGCGGTATCCTCCGGAGTCAGATGGATATCGCTGCTGCCCTTGACGGTCTTTTGCAGCAGCACCGGAGACGCTTCATAGGCCTGCTTCCGTACCGTCAGGATCAGCGTATCGTTCGGCTGCATTTCATAGGCGTCGCCGCTGGCATTGTTGGTAATGCCAACACTCAGATGCGCCGTGTCGCCCTTCGTCAGATAGATGTCACTGCCGTTGATCTCAAGCATTTTGCACCTCCCACGCTGATGCGTACTCTGTCGGGCTGTACGCCGTATCTTGCAGGCACTTATACAGCACGCCGTCCAGCGTCATGTACTCGCCCTTCTTGTAGATATCGTGCGCTCCCGTGGGAGCCACAAAAGGCCGGGCCTGCTCCGGCGCGGTAGCGTGCAGCGGGCGGTGGAACGTGCCCCACGCCGTGCCGCCCGGCACGATATCCGGATACACGGCATTGTCGTAGCCCTGAATGCACTCCCACACCTGCCCGCGGGCGGTGTAGATGTCGCCCCTGCTGTGCGCTCCCGCTGCCCACTTGGGATACAGAGCACCGGCGGCCAGCCGGTCATTATCGGCCACCACGAACCGCAGCACCGCCACCGCCGCCGTCTGCATGGCGGCGATCTCCTCGTCGGACGTCAGAAGTTCTTCACCATCCCGCCAGAACTTGCCATCCTGATAACTGTCCCCGATGCCCACCGGGCGGTCATGGAGCGCTACTGCACCGGGGAAATCCCCGGCGTTGGTCTCCCACAGAGTAATGACGTTGGTCACGGCCTCTTCCGTGATAACTGCATATCTCATGCCGCCACCTCCTTGTGCTGCCGGATGACCACAATGCCGTCGGCAGGTTTAACGCTGGTGCTACCTCCATAATAACCGCCGTTGCCGGAGTTAGGTACGGTGGCTTTCAGGTTTCCGCCTCCGCCGGAAGCGTAAAGGTCGCCGTCCGCTTCGCCAAATTCGCGGGTGGTAGTACCCTGGCCCTTGCCGCCATTGCTGCTGAGGGAGCCGGAACCATTTGCTCCGTCGCCACCATCTATGCCACCACCACCACTAGCAGCAAAACCAGCGCCACCAGAGCCACCATTGGCACCATTCTTTACAGAGGTTTTGCTCCCCTTAACTGAACGTTCGCCGCCATTTGCTACTGCGGCGAACGCCGACGTTGTGCCACCCTTTGTGGCGGCAGTGCCGCTGTAGTTACCATTTGTGCCCGCCGCACCTATCACGAGGGGATAGGCGGTATTGGCCGCCAGCACCACAGACCGTACTGTGGTGGTGTAGCCTGCGCCACCAGCACCGCAGTAATCACTGCCACTACCACCACCGGCACCTAACAGAAATGCATCAATCACCATGTTTTTCAACGGCGTGAACGTGCCGCTGGACAGAAACTTGATGCGCCAGTTGCCACCGCCATCGTCCAGCGCCTGATATGTGCCGTCGCCGCCTGTCCAGTTGAAGTCCTCGCCGATGATGGGCGCGGAAATGGCGCTGCCGCCCGTGGCGGGGCCTGTCATGTTAAGGATCATGTGATCTCCTCCTAACCCAGAATAATAACGTTGGCGGTCACAGCTTCCTCCGGCACCGTCTCGCAGGTGAAGGTCAGCGCCCCCGTGCCCTGCGCCGTGCCGCGGATACCCGCCTGCGCGTAGGCCATGAAGCTGTCCGGAGCCGCGCTGACGATAATGTTGGCGCTGGCCGTCATGTCGCTGACGGGGACGGTCTGCTGCTTGGTATCCGCGTTCCAACCGGACGCCAGCAGGAGCACGGAACGAGGCTTGGGAGCGTCCGCCTTGGCGTTCCACACAGCTTTCTCCGCGTCGGACGTGTGCAGGCTGATGCTGTCAGCATGCGCGTTCAGCGCGGTTTGGATCGCGTCGGCGTAGGCGAAGATGTCACGCGCCTTTCCCTGCGGGTCGTAAACGGCTTGCGTCATATCGCCGGAGCCGTCGCCATCCCGGCCATTGTAGACCATGAACGTCGTCGTGCTGCCGTCTGTCAGCGTAACGGTGTAGGTGTCGGTCGTGCCGGGCGCACCGGTTCCGCTCGTCCGGTTGATAGACTGGATAGAAGAGCCGTCATCGCCGTTCCAGATGGTTACATTTGTACTGTTTTGAGTCGGAGCGCTGCCGCTGTACGAATAGACCGTTTCGGTGATGGTCAGCGTCTTTCCGCCGCTGGGGTGCTCGTCGGTCGCCGCCGCGTCAGAGACCGTCACGCTGACATCGCTGCCGTGGACGCCGATATCTCCCTTGACGCCTTTGGCCCCGTCGTACAACATGAAAACGTGGTCTCCGTCCTTGTCGGTGATGGTGATAAGATAGGCGGTGGGGGTGGTAGGTGTGGCGGGTGCTTGCAGCACACTCACCGTCGGGCTGACGCCATCAGGCCCGCGCAGGCTGTTCGATGTCCACACCGCGCCGTCCGCGGCGGTGATCGTCATGGTGTCGTCGGCATTGAAGTCAATGTCCGCGATGCCGCCGTGGCCGTCCAGCCACGCCAGTAGCGTCCGGCCCTGTACTTTCTTGGCCGTTCCGGCCTGCTCCATGATGAGAAGGTCGGTTGCGCCGATGGTGGTGGCCTCCGGCAGCTGGCCGATAGATCTGTCAGCCATCCTCTGCCACCTCTGTTTCCTCCGTCGCCGTCGCCAGCAGACCGTCCAGCACCTGCATGCACCCCAGCAGCAAGTCAAGATTGCCGCTGCCGTGTACCTCGATCCGATCCAGCGCCAGCCGGACAGATTGGATGGTATTTTTTTCGGTTATTTTCATGGAAGCCTCCTTTATTCGTGGCCCAACACATACAGAAGATGATAAGACCCGTCTTTTCCGAGGTAGTTGATCGTCTTTCCGGAAAAAAAAGAGCCGCCAACTTTCAGCGACAGCGTCGCCACACTGTTGGAATTCACGTTGCCGCTGTAGACGTTGCCGCTGAATAAGCTCTCAATATTAGCCACCTTCGCCGACAATGAAGCCACGCTCGCCTTCGTCGCGTAGACCTCACCGAAATTAGCGATGTCTGCGGATATCGATGAGATCGCGCTGGCGTTGGCGGCGATGTCGCCCGCATTTGTCTCGATATCGCTGGTATTGGTAGCAATATCCGCCGTGTTCTGCGCCGTCTGCTTCTTCTGCCGCACGGCGTCCCGCTCCTGCGCGGACAGGTACGGATACTCGTTGTCGATCTCCTCCTCCGCCGGAGCGCTCACCGTCGCCCGGAACAGCCGGGAAAACGTGGTCGTCTTGGCGTGTATCCCGCCGTAGATGCCGCCCACGGTCACGCCGTCGCCCAGCTCCGCCGCCGGGTCTAAAAGAGCGTCAGCGGCCTCGTAGGGCTGATAGCGGTAGTTCTTAACCGCCGCCAGAATATTCGCCGCCAGCGTGTCGCCCTTGATGCTGGGCAGCAGCGGCACATTGACCGTCAGCTCCCGTCCCGTATTGTCGCCGGACGTGTAGCTGTTGGTGCCGTCCGTCACCGTTACCTTGCTGTAGGGCTGCAGCTTGTCCGCCTCTGTCAGACTGGACGCACTGTTTCCTACAAAAATTTTACCCGACAAGAATCCTGTCACCTCCAAACGTGATGGCATTGCCGCCGTTGTCCACCAGATAATTGGTCTCCTTCGGCAGACTGTTCAGCAGCACCAGCCGCAGCTTGCCCACCGGCGTCATGCACCAGTTGCCGCCGTACCACCCGGCGATCGCCTGTAGCAGCTCCCGGCAGGTGTAGTTTCTGGGCTTTGTCACCTTGTATTTCTTGCCGCTGGCGGAAAAGAAGCTGTCCGTCTCGCTGTCCAGCGTGATCCCGACCTGGGTACAGACCCGGTTGACGATGGTGATATCCGTCACGCCGCCGGTGCCCACGCTGCCGGTATACCACTGCTCCGTGGCCAGCATCTTGTCATAGCCGTGCAGCGTCAGCACGCCGGTCTGCTTGTTGTAGCTCCGCTTGTCCACGTTGTAGACCCCCTGAGCCACCCATTCGCTGGGCTCGCCGGAATCGCCCACAAGCCGCACCTGCGGCCTTAATTCAGCCATTCTGGCCACGCTGGAGGAGAGCACCCCCAGCAGCTGCACGGATATCTCCCCGGCCACCGCCCCGCCCACAGTGGGGATATCCCCCTGGAATAGAGAGTTCTTCGTTTGAAGAGACCCCTCCATAATCTTTTCTTCGCCGTAGACTACATTGTCAATGTAAAGTTGCGTCTGCATCCGGTGGGTGCTTGCCAGCAGTTCCTGATATCTTGCGTTCGTGCTCTGCATTTCGCCCTCCTTACTGCTCTACCAGCGGGAACGAAATGCCAGACCACAGCGATTCTCCTGTTTTTGGGTCTACCGTCGTCACCGTGGCAGGCACGTTGTTGGAATAAAACTGCGCCACAACCGTCTCGTACAACGGATGCAGATTGGTTTCCACTGTGACAAATTCCGGAAGAATTAATTTCATCAGCATCATCAATTCATTCCGGTATAGATCCATGCAGCGAATGTTGACCTTGTACTTGATTGCAACGCGACCGCGGTGCATGGTGCCGTCCATGGTTCTCCCTGCTTCTGAATTGTCAAGGTCGTTGCGGGACCATTCCATACCTTCTTCTCGCACGAAACGGAGAATGTCCGTACCATTGATCTTGAAATACGGTGCGCTCACAGGCTTCCACCTCCCCACGATCTCTGGTTTTGCCGCTGCTGCCGCGTGATCTCTGGCGTCAGCACTCTTGCCAACTGAGCCAACTCTCCGGTAAACCGGATCACAATGTCGCCGCCGGAATTGCCGCTCTCCTCGCGGAATATCTGCCGGATCAGGTCAGCGGGTGCTTCAATGTTGGTGCCTCGTTTCTGGTCGCCCAGCACCGCGAGAAATTCCCGGTTGGCCGGTATAACGGCGCCCTGTGCCAGGGCGGGCACTTGCACGGCCCGCAACGCAGGCATAGTTTGCTTCTTGTATCCACCGATACCACCGGAGCCAAGATTATTTCGTGAGGCAAACGTGCCTTTACCGCCGCTCAGAAAATTCAGTACGCTGCTAAAAGCGTTGGTGATCCATTTCACCGCGTTTGTCACCCAAGTAACTACGACTTTCCACTTGTTGATTAGCCCCGCCAAAAGGCCACCGATTATTTTTAAGCCCAGCTGCGCCCACCAGTGTTCAGACACAAACTTTTTTACCTTTGTGTTCCACCAGTTTTTGATGCTTTCCCAGCATCCAACCAACTTTTCTTTTAAAAAGTTCCAGTTGGGTGCGATGGCCGCTGCCAAGCCTGTTGCGCCAATCAGAATTAAGCCTAGTCCAAGCGGAACGCCAACGCCGGTAAATAAAAGAACAATGCCAAGCACTAACAGCGCCGCGCCCAGCAAGCCAACAACCAATCCAAGCGGCCCTTGCAGTGCTTCCACAATGTAGTTCCAGTTGGCCGCCACAGCAGATGCGAGGCCGATAGCTCCCATAATTAACAGTCCCAAGCCAAGCGGAATATTTGCGCCAGAAAAGATCAGGATAGCGCCAATTACCAGAGCCGCCACACTAAGAATGGAAACGGCCCAGCCAAGCGGCCCCTGCAGCATTTCTTTTATCGCGTCCCAGTTTTCAGAAATAGCGTCCCAGATTGCAATAGCGCCCAACACCATCAATGCAATACCCAGCGGAATATTTGCGCCGGAGAAGGTCAGAACAGCGCCCAGCGCCAGCAGCGCCGCGCCGGTGAACAGTTCCAGAATGGCGCTTAAACTGTCGTCGATCATGCTGGTAAAGTCCGGCGCGATGCCTCCGCTGGTATCAAACCCGCCGCTGCCGCTTGCCGAAGAATTGTCCTGGCTGTCCATCACGTTCAGCTCGTCAAACCCCGCCAAGTACTTACTGGCTTCTTTCGCCGCTTCTCCTACGCCGTCAATCGCGTCCTTCTGCTTGTTTAGCGCTTTCGCGCCAGCCGCCGATTTCTGGATCGTGGTGCCAAACAACATGGAGATCAGCTTTGCGACCGCCGTCACAATGCGGGTGATCACATTGATCAGCACCGTAAACGCCGGGATCACCACCTCCACAATAGGCTGCGCCAGCGTCATCAACGCGCCTTTCAGCCGCGCGATGGCAGCCACAGCCTCGTCGTTTTGCTGAATGGCTTCCCACAAATAGTTTTTCAGTGCCCGTAGTCCCGCTGTGATCAGCGAAAACACCAGCACACGTTTTGCCAAAGTTTTTACGTGCTGACTGAATTTGTCCATGCGCTTTGCCGCTTCCGCCGCCGCCGCGCTTGTGCCGCTGGTCTGCTGTTTCGCACCAGCCAGCCTTGCAGCAAGGTCGCCAGCGGCGTCCTTTGCGCTGTTCAGGGCATTTGTCTGGCTCTCAACCTTTTGTGTGATCGAATCGTATTTCTTTTCCAGTTTGTCAACGGCGGTTCTCTGTTCATCAAGGCTGGCTTTTGCGCTTGCGATCTGGCTGCTGTACATCTGCGAAAAGGGGTCTCCGCCGCCTGTTTCCGCCGTCGTCTTTTTAAGCTTTGCCTGCAATTCGGCAATCGTTTTTTGCGTTTCTTCTGCAGCGCCTTTGGCGTCCTCCAGCTGTTTTTCGATTGCGCTTTTCTTCCCGGTACTTTCGCTAAGTTCTGATTCTATTTTTTTAATTTTTTCTTCCAGCTTTTTTAAGTCCGCCTGTGCTTTCTTGTCGTCAATTTCTGTGCTGAACACAATAGACCCGTCAGCCGCCATATACTCACCACGCTTTCGTTAATTTATGTGGACTTGTTTGTGCAAAAGTGATATAATCTGTACACACGCACAAATTGTGTTTATGGAGGGGTTATAGAAATGGCAAAGCTTGTAAGATGTAAGACGTGCGGTGCTGAAATAGCAAAGACCGCAAGATTTTGCCCAAATTGCGGAGCACAACAGCATGTTGGCGCATTAAGCGCCTGTGCCGTCATTATTGTCATCACGTTTTGCGCGATTATCGCCATTTTGGCAAAGTCTTGCAGCGGCGATTATGCGCCGCAGGGAACCAATAATTCAACAGGTGTAGAATCGCCCACAGTCGAAGAATTAACAATAACCACCAGCAGCTTTACCGCCAAAGTTGAAAAGTGTTTTGCTCCAGATTTTATAAATGGCGCTTTTTATATCAAAATGAGCATTGAAAACACCAGCGATAACGAATGCATTTATATGCTTGATGATGTTTATGTCGATGACTCGCATTGCTACTGTGCCACCGGAATGCCGATTACAACAATGGCAGGAAAAAAGGTAACGGGGTCTTTTATCATCTCTTGCGAAACGCCGCTTTCTGATGTGGAAAAAATAGATTTCTCCCTTGTCGCTTACGACAACAACAGTGTTTCCACAGTGGAAAAAAGCGAATCCGTTACTATTTACCCCAACAAATAGGTTTTCGGATAGCCGCCCCGTTCGGGGCGGCTTTTTCACACCCATTCCCGTATCTTGTCGTTTTCCCACTCTGTATATCTCTGCTTCAGGTCAACAAGATTTCGGTTGTTTCGGTAGAAATCTCTCTCGCTTTTGTCCAGAGATTTGCCGTTGGCAAGCTTCTGCCGGATGCCTACGATCTGGGCAAACAGGCAATCGCCGATCTCCTGGTACGCCCCAATGAATGTCCACCAGTGCAGGTATTTTAGCGACCGGACTTCCTTTCCCATCACGCGGTTTACCGGCGCGACGATCACGGGGAAATCTTGCTGCCAGTCCACCAGCTTTTTTGGCTTCTTCCCGGTGTCGTTTTCCTGCCCGCAGTTGATGAACCACATGCATTTTGCAATGGCTTCTTCGTAGTCGTCGGATGGCATGTCCTCAAAGCCGGGATAGAAGATATCCAGCACAACCGCCGCCCGCTCCTGGTCGTCCAGCTCCACGTCGTTAATGGCTTCCAGGATGTCCAGAATGACCCGAAAATCAGACCGCACCTCGTACTCCTGCCCGTTGATCTCAACGGATGTCGGCAGCGTGTACGTCATTTGTGGTATTTCTTGGTGTACTTGGCGATGCGGGGGTTCATGGCTTTCTTCTCTCGCATAACCGTCTCGTCCATTTCGTCCATGATCGCCAACAGCAGATTGGCCCAAAGGGGCAAACCCTCCGCCAGCGCATACACATTCAACTCTCCGAAAAGGCCGCTGCACACATCGAACTCAAAAACGTCGTTGATGATCTCCCGCATTTCGCCGTCAAGCTTTCGCACTACGTCAAAAAGCTCTCTCTTGCCCTCAGCTTTTCCAACCTCAGCTTTGTAGGATTCCTGACGCTTGTCCAGCGTATCAAACGCGTTGAAAAGCTTTTCACCAAACGCAGCATCTGTGGGGTTGAAAGAGACTTCAACGGAATCGTTCAGCTTATAGGTCTCAACGCCGGTTGCGATTTTCAGTTCCTTCATTTTTCGCGCCTCCTTCGGTCAGTTACTCCGAATCCGCCGTGAACGTCAACACACCGGCAGTCACGGAAGCGGTGCCGGTGGTGCGAGTGCCGCCGTAAGTCACGTCAATGGGCATGCCCACAAAGCCGCCGCCCTCGCCGCCGAGACTGGAGGGCTTCACCATTGCACCTTCGTAGCGCTCGGCAAACACAGCCGTCTTTGCGGTGCCCGCGTAGTGGTGGACGATCAGCACGTCTTGATTGGCCAGTGCCGCCGCATCCTGCTTCTTTACGGCCAACTCCCAAATCTTCGTCAGCGCCTTGTCGCCGCTGTCCAAGTAGCAGGGGTCAAAGGTCTGCGTGACAATGGGCTTCTTCATGGTGGTGCGGGTGGTGCCCAGGATGTCCTTTTCAGAACTCTCCTGCCAGTCATATTCCATGCTGGAATCCGCCACGCGGGTGCCAAAGGCAGACCACTCCGGGGAAGCGCTGGTGCCGGTGTTTAAGTACGCGATCAGAAGCTCACGGTCAATGGTCTGGCCCGCTGTCGTGTTAAAAATGTTATCAGGCATTTGTTATCACCTCGTAAGTCATTTTCATGAGGATCTGATGATCCTCGTCGCCGTTGTCGTATGCGCCGAACAATGCGGAGCGCGTGGTGGCTTCCACGCGAACCACCCGTGCGTCGTCCCCGATGTCCGGCCCGCCGTCTGCCGCCCAATCTGCCAGACTGTCCAACAGTTCGTCGGCTTTCAGGCGCTTGTCGTTGCTGTTGCCCGGCTTTAGCCGGTAGATCACCTTGAACTGGTACTCCGCTTGATGGCCGCCCAAAATGTAACGCCGTGTAATGTATGTCCCCTGAATGGTCGAAAGCGCCATTGCGCCCTCGCTGTCAGCGGGAAGAAACTCATACCGGATCACATCCACCGGCTTATCCGGCCATGTGTTCAGCCATACCAGCATCGCGCGGGAGATTTTGTCCTCCTCTGCCGCCGAAACTAGTTTCTTCGGCTTGTCATTTGCCATATTTCGCCACCGCCTTTTGCGCTACGCGCACCCATTTTTCAATGTTCTGCGCCTTGGATGCCTCGCACCAATGCGCCTGCGCGTTTGGGTGCATGGCTTGTGAAAATACCAGATTTCGGTCTGTCAGAACCTTCGTCGCGCCTTTCTTGGCCCACGGGCTTCCCGTATCGGGATCGACCATCAACTTTCCGTAATAAAGGTATCTGGCGTAAGGCCCCGGATACACCACCGTGTTCCCGATGGCCCGTGTCCTCTGGGTCAGGGAGCCGGTCAGCGCCGGAACGTACGGCACCGTGTCGGCTTCCACCTGAATAGCAAGAACGTGTTCGGCCTTATCACAGGCAAGCGCCAGCTGCCGCCGCACATCGTCCATGCCCTCGGTGTGTACGCTGAATTTCAGCCCCATCACTTACCTCCCACGGCCCAGTGCTTTAGGTCACCGTAGTCTTTCATGTCCACCTTTGTCACCTCGTAGCAGTCGTCGTGCGCCCTTGCCACAGTCTCGTTGTCTGTGACAAATCGCCCCTTGACGAAAAAGCTCTCTCCGCCGTTGCCGTTGGTGGAAAGTGTCCACAGTCCGGACTTTTCCTCCGCGTTCCAGAAGTCCTGCGGCCCTGCATACCGTTTCTTTTTGCCAGTCGTTGCATCTTTTGCAACAACTGAAAACGGGATGTACAGGTTTACCGCATCGGCCCCTTCCAGGCCGCTGGCCCTTACGTTGGCCGCCTTGGAAGCGGACAGCAGCACACCCTCAAGCACCGTCACATAGAGCTTCGTCACGTCCTGCATGGTGCCGGTGTCCGTCTCGTGGGTCACGTTATAGAGCGTTACCGTGTGGGGGAACATGGACATGATCCGTACCCCCTTGCTTTCAGTAGTCCGTAAGGTGCCAGATACATGGCCGCGGTCTCCCGCTTTCTTGCTTCCAGCAGCTGCATATCGGCGGCAGATACCGCTTTCGTGCCGTAGCTTTTTGACCAGTCGCCCACGGATTCGCTTGCTACAGGTCTTTCGGCGTTAAAGGCGACGCTGTTCAGCCGTTCGCCGTCCTGCATCACCTCTGCTAATGCGCACACCGCGTTCTGCACGGCGGTCATGGCGTCGCCGGTGACATTTCTGGCGCGGTTCATGGTCACATAGTCCACATAGGCCGATGCCCTACCAGCCAGGGCCTGGAAAGCGTCCACGTCAATGGCCGTGCCGTAGAACTCGGTAGCGTAGTATTCATAATCTGCGTATGCCATGTTTTCCGCCTCCTTTATATCGTTTCCTCCCCGCCCGTCAGGTTTTCCATCGGGGCGGGGAGGAGGCGCGCTTACTTGCTGGTGTCGGCTGCGATAAACAGGCCGTTGGGATTGGGCACCACGGGGATAAACACGCCGCTGGCCTTTGTCCACACCGCCACGGGGTCGGGAGTGGCCCACTGGGTAATGGTGATGAACTGGTTGGCGCTCTTTTCGTTGTACTGCCCGTAGTCGGCTTCCTCTGGGGTCACACCCCACAGGCCAACGCCGAAGGAGGAAGACGTGCCATTGCACAGGAACGCCATCTTGTCTTCGGGGAAAAAGCGCTTGGTGGCCTCGTTGCCGCTGGCGGTCTGGGTCTTATAACGCAGGTCATTGGTGGTGATGACGCCAAAGCCAAACAGTTCCGCGAACAGAGAACGGATTCTCTCGGCAGGAACATAAGTGCCAGCACCCACAGTGCCATAGATCAGCGTCTGAATGCCCTTGTTGGCAGCCAGCTTGCGCAGAATTTTGGTGGAGGTCACGATCTCGGTCAGGGCGTTGCCGGACTCAGCGGCATCGTCAGCCACGGCCATGATTTGGCCCACGATATCAGCGTTGGGGCCGAAGTCGATCTTGTAGCCGGTGTTCTTGGTGGGAACACCGTAGTCCACCTTGAGGTTCAGGTTGTTCTCGTTGATGGTCATCTTGCCGGTGGCCAGCACTTCCATCTTGGCAACCTCAGTGCGGGTCTTGACGGCCTCGGCCATCTGGCGCATGTCGTCAAAGACATAGCGGATGATCTCGTTCTCGTCGCTTACGCCGTTTTCGATCATCAGCCGCACGCGCTCAGTCTGGTTGATCTTGCGCTTGATCAGCAGCTTTTCCACCTCGGTCTTCTCGAACACGGGGCGGGTGCCGATCTCGGCCTCAGTGTCAAAGGCGTGTACGGTTGCCATCACGGGGATGTTGGCACCATCGGCCAGACGCAGATACTCCGCCTTGAGATTGGCGGTCTTCTGGTCGGGGAAAATGCGGTCGCCGATGTAAGCGGGCCGCGCAACAGACAGATTCTGTGCAAATTCCAGGCGCTCAGCGCTGGAAATCATGTTCAGGATATCGGGCATAGTTTCTTACCTCCTTACTTAGCCGTTGGTCGTCCACACGGGGTACAGGGTCACATTGCCGGTGATCTCCACCTCAGTCACAGCAGCGCCGCCCTTGCTGGTGCTCCAGCCGGTCTGCTTATTGCCGCTCTTGGTCAGCGGATAACTGGTGGAAACCGGCGCGATGGAACCCTCGAAATAGGTGTTGCCATCCACGGGAGGCGTACCGGTACCGTCGTTCTTGTCATAAGTCACGGTGTAGCCGCGAGTAATGGCGGGGGTGTCGACGAACACGATGCCCTTACCGGCCAGTGCGGTCTTGGCGGCGGTCTGGAGATTCAGGTTCTCCGCCAGCACGCGGCCAGCTACCAGCACGGAACCGGGCATATTGCCGCTGGTCACGTCCACGGGCTCAAATACGATGCCAACAGCGTTACCATCGTTAGAGGGGAAAGGGGTGCCTGCTGCAACGATCTTGTAATTACCGTCTTGCACGCCCATAGAGGCGGGAATCTCGCGGGTCTTTAGCACCAGGCCAACTTCGCTTTCCAGGAAATTAGGCCGCTTGGTGCAGGTCGTATTGGTCACAAAAGACATGGATCAAATCACTCCTTCGTAGTTGTCTGCGCATACTGCGCGTTGAATTGTTTTGCGTACATTGCGCCCAGACCCTCCGCTTTAGGAGCGCCGCCGGTACCGACGGGCTTTGCAAACGTGGGGGCGGGCTTGCCGGTCTGAAACGCGCTGGGGTCTGCGTCCATCTGCGCCTTGTGCCACTCGTCAAATCCCTCAAACACGCCGTTTTCCAGTTTCAGGCCCCTTGTTTTCAGGTCTGCGACATAGGCACGTTCCGCCGCCTTGGAGCTGAATTTGATGCCCTTGTCGTTGATGACCTTGGCAATCGCGTCGGAATAGTCCCGGTCAGCGATCTGGGCCTTGTACTCGGCGGTTTCCTTGGTGTACTTGCCTTGCAGCTCCTCCAGCTGCTTGCGGATGCCCTCCGCGTCGCCGCTGGATTTCTTTAGCTCCTCGATGTCCTTGTCGCGGTCGGCAAGATTCTTCTGCGCCGCCGCCAAGTCCTCCTTGGCCTGATCCGCTTTCTGCTTCTCCCGGCCAATGTCCCGGCTGTTTTCGTCGAGGATCTTGTCCACAACGTCCTTTTCCAGCCCAAGACCTTCCAAAAAATCGCGTTTCATGTCTGCTCCTTCGCCACCTCGCTTTTTTCGCGTGGGTCGCCTCCACTGTGGCCCCGTAGTTTTGCGACGTCGGGCCGGTCAAAAATTTTGAAAAAAAGAAAGAGGGGCTAACCAACTACAATTCGTAGTCAGTTAGCCCCTCTCGGCTCTTCTCACTCACCGCTTAGAGCGAGGTCGAATATTTGTTTGATTTATTATACCATACCACGCGACCGGTGGCAAGCGCTTATTCGTCGATTCCGGCAAGATATCCGTCGATCCAGCCGGAAATCTTGGCTTCCTCCACATGGGCCAGGATCAGATCAATGAGCTTGTTGTTGTCCTTTGCCGAAAGCGACAGTCCCTTGATAAACTCAGAAAGCGTCCTGCCTGTTGCGGCAAAAGCTTCTGTCGTCTGCGTAAGGTGCTGCTCCATGGGTACATCCTCGCTTTGGTCGAGGAACTTGACGACCTTCATCATTACGACACGCGCCCCCGATCCATCATCGCCACGATGCCGCGCTTCTCAAGAATGTTGTGGATCATCAGGCGTCCCTTCTGCGTCCACTGTGTATGGAGCTTCGTGTCGGCGCGTCCGTCCGAATGTGTGAACCGGAAAGTCTTGCTCTTGGTATAGCCCTTGTTCATGTGCTTCTTGTAAAGCAGCCATTGGCCGTTTACCTTGTGCTGAACGCCCTCGTCACGAAGGATCTTATTCAGCTGCTGGGCGCTCATACCGTAATCGGCGGCGATCTGCGAGGTCGCCAGCGCATCCGGACTTTCCAGAATGATATCCACATACTGCCGAATCGGTTCAAACTCTGCGATCACCTGTGCCTGACGCTCATTCTCCGCCGCCAGTGTCGCATTGGAAGCTTCCAGCGCCATGCGCTGTTCCTCGCTGTCAGCCAGCGCACGCAGCGCGGAGGGATAATCCTTCGGCAGCAGATACATACCGTTCTTGCGGATCGTGGGCAGAACTTCTCCCGTGACCCAATCTGTAAACTTCTCCGCCGCAGGCAACTTTGAGCTAAACACAAGGCGATAAAGGTCACTCTCCGGAATAAACAACATTTCCGTCTCTTGCTCCGTTGTGACCCCATACTGATTTGTGGTAGTAGAGACCCCGCCCCGTTTCAGGGCACCCTTGCAGTGAGCCGCAATCGCGTTTCTTGGCTTTGCGTAACCGAGCGCTCTTGCTACATCACTTGCGCAGAACAGTACCGCGCCGTTCTCCTCTAAAGTTCTGACCCGCCCAAATTCAGGATTATCAAAAATCATCAGTTCGTTCATGCAATATCCTCCTTCTTCATCGGTTTCATTTTTACCGTGATGTAAAAATCATCCTCGCCCATTGCAGAAATGTCCTCTACAAGGAAATCGCCGAAATATCCCATCATGATCTCGTCGATGCCGTTCTTGTCCCGATACTTTATGGTGTATTGGCACCCGTCCATCGATAGCAGAATCTCCTTCGGTGTGTAGAGCAACGTGCAGGCTTCTCTAACAGTAAGCATAATAAAAAACCTCATTTCTCTTGACTCTGAGGCTTCCCCGATGATAGAATGGATTTACCAATGGGGAAACCTGTGGTGATTTGAACGCTCACGTTGTCTTGGTCGGACGGTGGGCGTTCTTTTTATTTGCCGATTTCTTCTTCAAGCTTTTTTCTAAACCACTCTGTTCGTCCCTCGCCCTTTTCGGCCAGTTTCTTGTCGAGTGCTTCAGCTTTTTCCTTGTCCACCATAAACACAAGTTGTTTCATGGACTTTCTGCGCTCTCTAAAATACTCGGCGCGGCTTTTTTCAGCCACTTCCTCACCTCCTTTGTAGCTAACCACAAAGTCAAGAGTTTTTTTCGATTTTCTTCAAATTCACATTCTCTCGCCGGATATGTATCACCCGCACCCCGTCTTTGGTGGGGATCAGCTCTACCCGGTCGCCCTTCTTCAAAACGCCATCAATGGCGTGCAAGGTGTTGGTATCAAAAAGAGAAGTCGCGTTATCTGTCATACAGCACCCCTCACGGAATCAAGTCCACAGCGCCCTTTGCCGCGTTGTACAGCTTCTTCATGATCGAGTTTTCCTGCAAGTATTCCAGACCTTTCAGCGTGATCCGTATTTTGCGCGAGTTTCTGAGACAGAGGTCGCCGGTCACGCTGGTGTACAAGTCTGCGTTTTTGATAAGGCCCGCGTCTTGCAGCATTTCCAGATAGCGATGCAGGCGCTCCGCAGTGACGCCCATTGCTTCCAGCTGAAGCGCGTCAATATCAAACGCTGGCAAGTCCATGGAACGTTCCAATGCAAGCAGCAGCTTATAAATCGCCTTGAAGTTGTCCATCAGCCATCGTCCTCAACAACATACCATTTGCATTCTTCGCAAACCTCGTTCGCTCTGTCCATGTCAAACGGTTCTCTCAGCCGTGCGGCGTCCATTTCATCCTCGCGGACTTCCTGCACCTCTACGCACTCCGACCATGTGGTTTCTCTCTCATACAGTGGGCAATTATGCCGTGCGATAGGACTTCTTGCCATGTTATTTCCCCTCCAAATAATCGCGGTACTTCTTGCGAAGTTTTTCCGGTACAACGGTCACGATTTCGTTCTTCGTGTTGAGCATAACATATCCGTTGTCTGCAAGAAATTTAAGGGTTTGCCGGTCTGTCTGGTACAACGTCAGTCTGCTGTTGTTGATTATATCCTGTGCAGCCTCAAGGTTCAAGCTGCTTCTGTCCGGCCTGTTCTCAAGATTGTCCCAAAAGTGCTGTTTTGCACCGGAAATCTGTGGTTTCCCAACGTCAATCACATATTGACGATCAGAAAACCTATCTTTGATCTTCCATGTACCGGCGTATTCTTTCAACGGCGCGAACTTCTTGGAATCCGTCAGCTGCCCGCCATACAGCACCTTTAACCTTTCCTTCTGCTCCGGCAGCCCCGCCGCCTTGCTGAACTCCTTGTATTTGGCGTTCAGGCGACGCAACTTGATGTTGGCGGCGGTCTCATCATCTTTCAGCCCTGCGGCCTTATAAGCGTCTCTGAGACGCCTCTGCTTGCGTATTTGGCGCTCTATGCTGCGCTGCATCTGTGTAGCTGTGTACCCGTCGTATTCCTTGCCATCAAACACAAACTTGCGGTTTTCGCCTTTCATGGCGTCAAGATCGGCCTGTGAATATGTCGGCTCACTGACACCCTCCACGAACGGGTAAAAGGTGTGTCGGCAGTTCCAGCCGCCCAGTCCAGCGCCCTGGCCGTAGCCCGTGGTGGCAACAAAATCCTTGTACTCGCCCTTTGAATCTCCGGGCTTCTCAGCCCAACGATACACGCCGCCTTGCCAACTCTCATGGTTTTCCAGCCCGTTTCCCGTGTTTCGCGCCCCAATATGGGCGCTTACTTCCACAAGATCAGTCTCCAGATAGTCGGCGGATTGCTCCGCATACTTCTGGTTGAGGGCATTCACGCCGGTCATCACGGCACGTCTTGCCGCCACGTCTACCTGATCCCGATGCCCACTTTCGTAGTCCACCGTTTTCAGGCCACTGTCCGCCAGCTGCTTGACCGCGTTGGATATCGCCTGATTGTAGGAAATCGCGCCGCTCTGCACCTGCATAAGGGCCGAATCGCAACACCATTGGTATGCTTTTGCAGGCGGCAGCATCGTTCGCCCATTGTCCACCAAAAAGCCCATGCTTCTGGTGATGTTCCGGCACTCCTGCTTTGTCTGTGCATAGATTGCCGCGATAGCCGCCGCATCCACCAGCACATCAGGCCGCGTCACATCCGCTAACGTGATAAGCTCGGTGTAATACGCTTGATTCCGCACCACCACATCGTCCAGCAGCTTCTTGAGCTTCTGCTCACTGATGCCCGCGGTCTTGCGTATGGCTTTCTCGATCTCTTTCAGGTCAATGCCATGCGCCCGCAGCGCCTTGATGTCCTGCACCGTGACCTCATTCAACTCGTCCGCAGCCTTGAGCCGGGAGCATATCTCCATCAGCAAGGTATCTTCCAGCCCACGATACAACTCAGCCAGTTCCTCCGGCAGAGCGTCCAGCAATTCGGGCGTAAAGTCGTACTTTCTCATTCAATTTCGCTTTGAGCTTCAGTCACAATGTCCTGCATCTTCGGCAGCGCCGCCTTTGCGGTCGCCTCGTCCTCGTTGAAATATTTTGCTCTAAACTCCCAGTCATTCATGATCCCGGCGTTCAGCAGCTGCAAATCGCGGGAAAACTCGTTGTCCTTGGTTTCCTGATCGTCAAGGATACTGTCACCCCAATCGTAAGTAACCTCATACTCGCCATCCGCAGCCAGACCGTAGAGCGTGGCATACACATCCATTGCGTAAATCAACGCATCAAACGTGTGTTCAAGCGCCGTCTGGATGCTGCTAATCAGCACATACTTTCGCTGCTTGCCGCTTCTGATCTCTGTTGCAGTCTTTTCTACCGTCTGGGGGTCGGAAATATCACCGTAAGACAAGCCTACGTTAAACTCAATGCGCCGAATAACGTCCTGAAAGCCCTTGTAAACCGCGTCATTCCGCAGTTCAGGATTAAGGAACTGGTAGAAGTCGCCGTCAGCCGTAAAAGCGCCAATTTCAAACAGCCGCTTGTCAAACATGTTGGCCGTGCTTGTGTTGCCGTCCATCAGCACCTTGCGCTCACCGGACTTGTACTCCCACCGCAGACGCTCCCACTGTTCATCGGCCTGTTTGATCAGTTCCACCGTCGCCGCGTCACCGTAGATGGACATGCCACACAAGCTGTTGGTATCCGCCGTGTTGGCGATAGGCGGCTTGAAGTAGGCGAACAACGGCCCGTCCATGTTCTGGATGGTCACTTCCTCCTGAATGTCCGCCCATTCCGGCACCACGTCCAGCGGCGCAGGCGCACCCACAGAGCCGGTAGAATCGCTGTAATACGCCTTGTTCTTGATGGTGTAAACAGTATCGGTCAGGTCGTGGGATTCCAGCCGCACATAATACTTGCCATTGACCTTCACCGGCTTGTCGCGGAACACGCCGCCGATGCATCGCCCGGTCGGGTCAAACTTCGTCGGCTGAAAACCCGCCGCGCCGGTCATGTCCACCAACAGCTTGTCTCCGTAGATGTAAGGCTTTAATGCCACACCGCCAAGCGCAAGCCCCAGCTCCAGCGCCTTGCCGAAGTTTTCTTTCGCCAACTGAAAGCCATCGTTAAGATAGTCCGCCCGCTGGCTGCCCGTGATGTTGGCCGTAAACTCCACCAGCGTTGGCCGCGTCACCTCTCGGCAGATGGCGGCAGGCAGTCCCACCGCTTTCACATTGCAGTCCTGCCAGGGCGGCGTATTGACCAGCATTGCATACCATAGCGCGATCTGCTGCTCCATCGTCATGCTGACAGCCGGAGATGTGCCAAATTCCCGCTCGGCCACAGCCCGCGGGAACAGTGCGCGCCTTACCGTATTAACGAAATTTCCCAAAAAGCGCATCTTAACTCTCTCCTAAGTACAGTCTGGCATAGGTACCTGCACTGATCCATGCTGTGATCGTTCTCTTTGATGACCTTATCTTCTGCCGCTTCTGAATCCCAGCTATAAAGCCCAAACTCCTCAAACGTTTTCACGCAGCTCTCGTGGAATTTCAGCTTCCCGGCCTTGAGTAGCGCACCCGTCAGCCGAATTCCGTCCAACACGGCATTGTTGGCGTTCCACACGGGAAACTTGCCATGTCGCCGTATGCACTCCGCAAACGATGCGGCGCTGGGGTCAATGATGATCCGTTCGATCTTGTACCCAGCCGCAAAGCGTTCCAGGTCTTGGTAATATTCTTCATCCGTCTTCTGCCGGTTGGTCTTGCGCCCGCTGTGATAGTATTCCTTCTCCATCACAGCCTCGCCCTTGTGTACGCGCCACAGGCCAAACACTGTGGGATTCTGCGTACCGTAGTCGCAGCTGATGTAATACGTCCCCGGCCCACCGCGTTCACTTGTCACATTGACCCCCCGGGAAAACATAGGATATACCAGACCTTCGGTAATCACCCACAGCCCCCGGATATACCTGTCGTAGAACACGCCGGAAAACATTGCTTGATAGCGTTCCAGCGTTTTTTGAGATAAGCCAGGGTTGTCCGTCATTTCAAAATGCAGATACAGCGCGTTTCGCTCCTTGTTCCGCCGTATCCACTCTGTATAAAACCAGTGCTGCGGACTTCCCGGGTTACAGGAAAACCACAGCTTCGCACCGGCTACGGAGCAGCGGGTCAATGCCTGTTCCACAAACGAGCGCGGCATCAGAACAACCTCGTCCAGCAGCACACCCGCCAACGTGCGGCCTTGGATCAGCGTATAGCTGGCCTCGTCCTTGCCGCCGAACACCTCAAAGTAATTCGTTACGGCTCCGCGCCGCACCTCAAGGATTTTGTCAGACCGCCGCCACCGGATAATATAACGCTCCTTCGTCAAAGACATGGACGTAAACGGAACGACTATGTTCTTCACGCACGAATCCACTGTCTTTCCGCAAATTCCAAACCTCTGTCCACTGAAATTTTCCGTCGCCCACTGCACAAACGCCCACATCATGATAGACGTTTTACCGGAACGCACAGCACCATCACAGATCAGCGCATCATAGTTTGTGTATGGAAAAGCCAGTATCTTGGCCTGCTTTCTGCTAATCATCGCCTTGCAAGTCCTCCGCCAGTTCCCTCAGGCTTTGACTCAGCGCGTCATCCTTTGCGGTATCAGCAGGAGCGCCGCCAATCATGGCCCACTTGTCGATCACCGTGCCCATCGCAGTGGTAATTTGGCTCAGATTTGCCGCCGCCAACTTATCGGGGTCATTAAGCATTTCAAGCCCCTTGCCAATAAAGGAGCACACCATGTCTTTATGCGCATCCATATACGCCAAAATGTCGGCGGTATTCTCCTCTTTTTTTTGCTCGCACTTTTTCACAATGTCCAAATTTGCAAGAACAATGTTCTTGACAGTTGTAGCAGAAACTCCATTTATTTTCGCGGTGGCGCAATAATTGTTCGTCTGCACATAGTCCGCCAGTATTTTCTTTTTCTGCCGGTCTGTCAGACGCGCGGCCATTGTCCCCCACCTCTTTTGTCTATTCTTCTCCCTCTATCCGCTCGCCATCCACACGCACCAAACTCCGGAAACAACGAAAGTCATCGCAATACCCGCAAGTCGCGGCAATGTCCTGATGCTCTTTGTCCTTGTGCAATTTGCAGCCAATAGGCCCACCAGGTACACGTTTGCCGTCAACTACTACTGTGCCGTGTTTGACGTGGGTGCAGAAGTCACAGCATGGTGTGCAGTCTTTACCGCAGAGAATCATTTGCCATCCTCCTCTACCAACTCGCTATCCACCTGTATCAAGTCGTGGCTGCTGTCGCCTACATAGAAACGCGCCGTTTTGCCGTTTACCGTGCAGGTGCATATACCGTATTCCTTGGATATGATCTCCGCCGCTACATCAGACGGAACGCAGGTGATCCGATAGCATACAAACGTCTGCGAATGTTCTTTCCCTTTGATGTCGCGGTATCTGTCGTGTAGGCTATATTTGACCAGCAATGCCTTAATGTGCCGATCCAGTTCGTGGATGTAGACATCAAGCGCACCGTCTGGCGTTTCGCCTTTTTGCATGATTATGTTGCAGTGCATATCATTCTCCCAGAATACCGCTGATTGTGTCAGCATTTGCCTTGATGATATCCATCACGATGTCGGACTGGATATTGTGCGCAAAAACGGCCTTGTCCGTCGCGTCTGCATTATAATAGCCGGTGAACACCGTGCCGTCTGCTTTTGTCGCTGCAAAGCAAATACAGCAAGGGTCAAGCCCTGCAATAGTTGCTATGCTTTCTTCAAGCCATTTGGCGTATGGCTGCTTTGTGATATCGTCCATGCTGTTCTCCTCTTTGTTCGGCTTCCCGCTTAGATTGTCACGCGCTCATGCCCGCTTAAGGCCCCGCAAGCATCTCAAGCGCCACCGTTCGGTCATGGCAAGGAGGACGCATCCTCACGCGCAGTTTTCAGCGAGCATTGTCATTTCCACGTCGGGCATGCCGATACGCTCCGACATTGTCCGGGCGCTACCCGGCCTCTGGTGCGGCATTGCAGTCCTGCCCTGCTTTAGCGCTTCAAGGGAAAAGCCCCCGCCACTCGCTGTGGTCTCCCCTTACTGGGCACCTATGCCGCGTATTGGGCGTTTTCTTTCGGCTTCCGCCTATCCGCCTTGAGGAATACGCACAACCCTTCGGAACTCCACGGTAAACGCATGGCGGATCGCCTACCGCTTCAATGTTCTGGCACACTTTCGGGCGGGACGCTATGCCACTTGCCCACGGTAGTGCCGCACCGCTTTTTTCGTCGCGGATTCCGTCTCTACAGGCTCCGTATTGCCCAGCCGTTTTCTATGTGTCGGCACACTGTGGCCGGATGGGAGGTGCGACCTCCCGCCCCTTATCGTGGGGTAGCTCACGCAGTCCGGCGTATACCCGTCATATACCGCTGGCGGGTAAGCGGTTGAAAGGAAAAAGGTGTCCTCTAGAACTGTGGAGGCATTGGCGGGAATCGAACCCTGCATCGTCCATCGGCGGCGGTTTCCGCCGTGCGCTCTTCCAACTGAGCTACAATGCCGTGTGTGCCCGCCGCCGTGCAACGACGGGCCACAAAAAGGAGGGAGAATGAAAAATGAATGCAGTTAAAACAAACGAATGGAGGTGTTGTAAGGCTGCACGTCCTCATAACTATTGTACCACACTTTTTGCAATGTTTATAGTGCAAAAACGCGGATTTTCTAAAGTAGTTATTCTAATTAAACACTTTTGCTGCATTTCAGTTTATAGATTTCATTTTCCAGTTCATCCACAAGCTTATCCCTCGCCTGATAGCGCCCCCAAAGCGCCAATATGGTTTGTTTCGCCTCATCCAGCGCCTTGATTTGGCGGTCGATGTCAGCTTGGTTCACGCCGTATCAACTCCTTTCCGCATTGTGGGCAGTAATTGCTTTTGCTGCCCGTCACAAGGCCACAGTAGGGGCACTCGATCCGTATCGCCCATTTGGGCCAATCTTTTCCCTCTGTGGACTTGTCGCGTATAATCCATTTATCCATTACACATTTGGCTCCTTGCGCTCTCCGTAGCTACAAAAGTCTGTGGGGTTTCTGCGCGGCGTCAAGCTTCCGCACACCACATAGCGGCTAAAGCAAAAACCATCGTCCCTCGTTCCTTTTTCCCAAAAAATGCAGTCCTTGCACAAAACTACGGCAGGCGAGACTTTCATTATCGCAGTCAACCCATCAACATCTACGTTGCGATTGCTTGCAACAATAGCGTCAATTGCGTCTTGCTTCTTGATATATTCAATCTTTTTCATTTACACTTCCTCAAAATACTTCACATCTCCGATGCTGCAAACGTAGATCTGCCCCTCATGGTATTCGCTGTGTCCGGCGATCTGGGGATTATAAAACACCGTTGCATTGCCGATGTCGGTAAATGTCTCACCGTACACAAACACCTCGCAAAAGGCGTTTAGCGCCGCGTCAGACGCCCAGCTTGCCGGGGCGGTGTACTGATACTCCCTGCATACGTCCTCCGGCGTGTAGTGGTTCCTGTGGCGATTGCAAGCGTTAAACAGGGCTTGTACAATGCCACGGCACTGGTCGGCATCGTTTCCCGCTTCTGCCGTGACAATCTGAAGCACCTTCGACACATCGTAGCCGAAGGTCTCAAACTCCCGGTCTGTGCCGATGGCGGCAATCACCGCCTCCGCGCTTTTCTCCGCTTCGTCCGGGTCTTCGTATGCTTCTTTGTGTGGGCCGCCCTCGATCACCAGAATCGTGCGCTCCTCGCGCTCCGGCTCCTTTGCAGAAAAGCCGGTCAGCACCACCAGCGCCGCCGCCAGTATCAGCAGCACCCACGCTGCGGCGATAATGCGGTCATTTGTCGTTGGTTTCATTTGTTTTATGACGCTATTCCTCCTTTCTCTCACCGTATGAGCAGAAATCGTCATACCCGCTGGCAACCATCCGACAAGCGTATGTTTTGAACTTGCGGCAATCGCGGCACCGCACCACTGACTCCACATCGGCCGGAAACATATCCGCAAGCGCACGTTTGGCATCCGTCATAGTCGCCGTGGGCTTTGTCACTTCTATATGGGTCAGCCGCGCAATCGCTACAGACTGGTCAATGTACTTCGCCATCACTCCACCTCCCTAATCTCGTCCTCGCCGAACTCCACGCCGTCATTGATACACTCCAAGACGCTTTCAACAAAGGCCTCATCGGCACAGGCGTTTAGGTACCTGATAACCTCGTTGGCTAATTGCATGATGGTCTGTTTACTGCTCATCGCCTCACCTCCTCAATCCGCCCCGCCAGCCGTTCCAGCTTGTACCGGCGGAATGTCTCCACCTGTCCCGCGCAGTCGAACAGCATCACCATCTGCTGAAGCATGATCTCCACGTCGGCGATCTCCTCTGCAATGGCTTCCACGTTGTCCCGGCCACGACAGCGCTTGCAGAATTCTTTTGTCAGTTCGCTCATTTCCTCGATGGCCATTGTCACCTGCGCCCTTTCCCCGAATGCCTCCAGCGCTGCACGGCAGATTTCGTCACCAGAAACGCCCTCATTGGCCCACCGCAGCGCTTCTATCTCCCGCTGCTGGTTCTCAATCAGGTCAGCGGCTTCCCCAGAAACCACACCAGCGCATTTATAACGCGCCGGTCTCTCAAACGAAGGGCACTTATCCTTTGGGCACTTCCCGGTTTCTATTGCATCACAGTGGCACCGCAGCGCGGTCACGATCTCATCTTTGGACATACCTGCTCCTTTCTGTACCTCGTAGCAAAGTCTCCAGCTTCATAGAGCTCACACCGCTCCATTTCGGGTGTTCTGACCTTGATGCTGGGGAGTTCCTTTCTGCCAAGGGCATATTCCTCCCGGTGCTTCAACAGCCAATCACGGTAACACTTTCCCTGATCACTGTTTTCCACCATGACGCAATACCCACTCCCCGCTGGGCCTTTTCTGCTTTCATCCAGCCATTTGCATCCGTGACAATTCACGTCACTCCTCCTTTTCCCACCGAATTTTCATTTGTGCCGGGTATAGGTCAACCTCCGGTCTGCGCTTTCCTGTCCACCGCAAACCACCAGCCTGTCCCACGCATTTCCAACCGCTGGCTTTCAGGCTCGTGCCGCTTTCGCTGTCCAGTATGTAGGTCACAAGCCGCTTATAGCCCATCGCCCGTGCCGCCCGCCAAGCGGCGGCGTATAGCATGGAGCAGGCGTTGTGGGTGCCGTCTGTGCATAGCCGGTTGACCTCCAGCGTCCAGCCGTCGTCCAGATGTCGGCTCACCGGTCTGCCCACAATGGCAACGCCCACGATCTTCATACCGTCCGTGCAGCCGATGGAGAACTTGTGTCCCACCACCGGCTTATGGTGCCTGTGATGCTGCTCAACAAAGGCATTGGCCTCCTTGAGCGACACCGGACAGATATCAAGGCTCATTGTTTCGCCTCCTTGATCCGCCCCGCCATCCGGTCCAGCTTGTACTGACGGTACTTGTCCACAGTCTCCTTGCAGTCAAACAGAATCACCAACTGCTGAAGCATGATCTCCACGTCGGCGATCTCCTCCGCAATGTGTGGGGTGCTCTCCTGCCCTCTGCTGTTTTTGCAAAGCTCCTTTGTCAGTTCACTCATTTCCTCGATGGCCATTGTCACCTGTAATTCCTTCCCGAAGGTTTCCAGCGCCGCCTGACAAATTGCGTTATCGTGTAGTATCATTTTGCGGTCACCACCGTATCAGCGCCCTGTACAGTCACCCAGCCATGCTTGAGACGCGCCTCCGCTTCCTTCATCTGGATTAGCTCCGGCGTAATGGATTCCGCAATGGTCTTGTTGGCTTTTGCCTCAGCTTCCGCCTCAATGATCTTTACAGCAGCCTCAGATTCAGCGATAACGCGATTTGTTTCTGCTTGCGCTTCCGCCGTTTGTTTGGCAAGTTCTGCGATCTCTGCATCCTGTTTGGCTTGCTCCTTTGCCCGCACCTTTTCCTGCAATGCGGAATCCAGTTCCACATCAATGATCAGGGCGCTGGACACGTTGATACCATATTCGGCACTGAGCTTCTCATTCAGATAGTCGGTAATAGCCTTGTTTACCTCCGACTTTTTGTCAGAGTAGATGTCCATGACGGAGAATCTGGGGGTAACTTCCTTCACATATGCAATAATGCTATTCTGTACGCGGCCCTCTACAATGGCCTCTCCGTCCATGCCGTTGAATTTTTCATACAAACTCACCACGCGGTCAGGTAGAAAATTATAGTTGACCGTTAGGTTAATGCCTACCATGCCGCCGTTGGCAGGGGCGTCAATATGCCAATCTGCGTGTTCATCTGTGTTGTAGTCAGACGGATCGTCGGAAAATACGATTTGCTGCTGACTGATAGGGAATTGCTTAACGTGTTTCAAAGGTGATAGCCAATGCCAGCCCTGCGTCAGCGTATTTTGTTCCACACCCTTTGCAGAATATACAACGCCTACGTAGCCCACCTTAATTCTTGTTAGGCAGATAATACAAAAAATAGCAACAATCGCTGCTAGTACAATAGAAATAGTAATAGTGATATTTTTCTTCATGATTTTTTACCTCTAAAAATGTTATAAATTACAACAAATGATATGCCAAATACAATGATGAATAGTGTGATAATCTCTTTCATCTTTTTCCCTCCGGCGTACTTAACGCCGCCAGATTAAACCGCAGACCCTCATTGGCCTGCCGCAGCGCTTCTATCTCCCGCTGCTGGTTCTCGATCAGGTCAGCGGCGGCGGTCGCCATCACGCGGATACAGTCCCCGCCCTTGGGATAGGCAACATAAAGCTGGCATCCGTTACAATAGTCAGCCGCACAGCACCGCAGCGCGGTCACGATCTCATCTCGTTTCATGTTCCCTCTCAATCTCCAAACACCACGCCGCACTCGTCCTTCAGCACGTCCTTGATGTGCTTCCGCTTGATGCGGCCTTCGTTTATTTCCCCCGCCATCTTCTCCAGGCACTCGTACAGATACGCGATGCTGTGGGTGTCCCGGCTGTCCTCGGTCTGCTCCTGAATGTGCCAGCCGCACTTGTCCATCAGCACCATCGCCACCATGTCCATGCACTCCTGTGTGCCTCTGCGCTTGCCGTCCATAAAAATCCGGTCGTCCCGGCTTATATGTTGCTTGCCCATGTTTCAATTCCCCCACAGTGACACTTGGTTTTTGTCTGGCAGCACAAGCATTTTCTCCTGCGCCTTCCAGCAAAAATCGCGGCTAATCTCAAAGCCGTAGCCACGCCGTCCCGTTTCCATACAAGCACGCAGCGTAGAACCACTTCCGGCGCATGGGTCAATGACCACATCACCTGGGTCTGTGAATATTCCAATTAACCGTTTCAGCAGCACAACCGGCTTTTGGGTTGGATGGATCTTTGGAATGTCTTTCCCGTCGCGCCCCCACTCCTGCCAGTTGAAAACCATTCTTTTTTCTCCGTACATATCCGTGTTGCGGAACTTTGGCAGTTTGTCCCGGTACAGCACCACGGCAAACTCTGTCGCGCCGACAATACGCATATTTGCCTTGAGAACCTGCGCGGAATAGTTCTTGATGAAAAACAGAGGATAGGACTTCATAAAACCGTACCGCTTGCCATAGTCGATAACCGTCTGCATCTGTTCAAAGGCGCAAAAGACAATCATAGCTGGTGCCTCTCCTGTTGCTTTCGGTTCTTTTTTCAAAAGGCGGGAGCAAAAATGCATATACTCCGCGATTTTAAAATACCCGTCAGAATTAAAAAACCGTTTTTTTGCAAACTTGCTTTCTCCGTTTGCGTTGTCTCCACCGTTATACCACATCGGATTGCTGCCGTAAGCGTCCGTCCCGATGTTATACGGGATATCTGCAATAACAAGCTGCGCCTTGGGAATGTTGTACTTCTTGAAGTTTTGAAAATTATCGTTGAATAGCTGAACTTGCTGCTTTGCCATCACTTGCCCTCCTCCAGACGCGCCAGCTCTTCCGCCGTTACACCCCACCAGCGGGGCAGGCGGTATTTGTCACGGGTGACGATCATGTATACCTCGGTCATTCCTCCACCAACTTTCCGTCCACCAGCTTATACCATGTGTCCGCTCTGATGTCCGTGCCATCTACGACAAACGCTTTCCACTCTTTGATGTCCCAATTGTCCCCGTTTTCCTCACAGATCACCAGCACAGCACCAAGACCGCCTTTTATCTTCACATCGTTACCGCGAACAAGGCCGCATCCATTTTTGCCAACAGAAACAGATCCTTTTGCGGTGGCTGCGCCGCTATCGCCTGCGGTGGCTGCGCCGCTATCGCCTGCGGTGGCTGCGCCGCGATCGCCTGCGGTGGCTGCGCCGAAAGCGCCTGCGGTGGCTGCGCCGCTATCGCCTGCGGTGGCTGCGCCG